TTACCGAAACATTAGGTACTTTACCGAAGTTTTTGTACCTTTGCACTCGTTGACGGTCGAGTAACCAACAAAGCCGTTACAAACGGAGGCTTGTGCGACCGAAAGTACGTACTTTACATTGACACTGCAAATATACGACTTTTTTCGCATACCTCCAAATTTTTAATGAATTATTTAAGTAACAAAGATGAAAAAAGTTGCAAGAATAACAAAACAGGACATATTGGGCATCAAACCAGGAAAATTTGAAATCTTTCTGCTTGAGTCCGCAAAAGCAGTTCGGTCGGCAGTAACATACGCCTATCAGCTTGCTCAATACGAAGATTTGCCTAAAGGAGTGCTTAAGTACTCAACCTCGGCAGATTACAAGAACCATACAGCGATTATCACCGCTGTTCCGGTTGAGTAGTAAACTTTAAAAGATTAAAGTATGGAGGAAATCATAAAACTCGGAAGAACCGATACAATGACATCTCTCGAAATTGCAGAGATAACCGGGAAAAAGCATGCTCATGTGATGCGTGATATTCGCTCATTGATAGAGCAGGGAGTTAACGGATCCAACTTTGGATTGGTTCGTTATAAAGATAAAAAAGGAGAGGTGAGGCCAATGTTTGAGCTAACGCCAAAGGGTTGCTTGATTTTGGCGAGCGGCTATGACGCTTTGCTCCGTGAGAAAATCATAAATAAGCTTGAAGAACTTGAGAAGAAGAATCACCTGGAGCAGTATCAAGTACCTCAGTCTTTCTCTGAGGCCCTTATGCTTGCAGCAAAGCAGCAGGAGAAGATAGAGCAACAACAGCTTGCTCTAGAATCGAAGAATAAAGAGATTGTACAGCTCTCGGCCACAATCACCGAGATGCAGCCAAAGGTTAGCTATGTTGATACAATCCTTTCGTGCAAGGAGACCGTTACGACGACACAGATTGCTCAGGACTACGGTCAATCAGCAAAATCGTTCAATATCTTGCTGAGAAACTTCGGCATTCAGCATAAAGTTGGCGGTCAGTGGATTCTCTACGCAAAGTATCTCCCTTGTGGCTATGTTCAGTCAGAAACAGTTTCTATCACTCACCGTGATGGTAGTGTAGGTTCAGTAATGCACACAAAGTGGACTCAGAAAGGAAGATTATTCTTGTATAATGAGCTAAAGAAACATGGCATTATACCTACTATAGAAAAAGAATCCGTTAAAGATTAAACCTATGGTAGGAAAGAACCGAAGCAAGGTCGGTATCGACGTGGTGGAGAAAATCATCTCGTTGAAGGAAGTAGACCAGGAATTCCTGACCAATAAGACTATCCTGGCATACCTTGGCGGTGTTAGTAAGGAATACATAAAAGATTTGAGAGAATCGGGTGTTCTGCCTTACTATAAGGTGCGAAACACCATATTCTATAAGGTCTCTGATGTTCGAAAGATGGTAGAAAAGAATAGGATCATCTGCTAGCATTGGAAATAAGATTAATATTGGTATGGTTAAAGTTATAGGTTTGTTTCATTTGCTCGTGAGAGCATGTTGTTAGTTATTTTGTTTACGTCTACAGCGGTAGACACTTTGGGGCGATGTCTGTTCGTTTAGCTTCTTTCGCCCCAAACCAGACTGAGTAGCTCAGTTGAATAGAGCAGGTTGATTCCTAATCACCGGGTCGCGAGTTTGAGCCTCGCCTCAGTCACACTCTTTTTTTTAGTTCCGTTTAGTAGTTGAATTCCTCTCTGACGGCGCAAAGGTAAGTCCTTATACCTTATAAAGTAGGTCGTTCGGGCAGCGACAATCTTGCGTCAGATGAGAGTTTCATTGAGCGGACATGGAAGATAGTTCTTTGACATGTTGATGCACAGAAATAGTATGCGTGTAAAAGAAGTAACTGGAGAGCATCAATGGATGCCGTGACCTGGCGAAAGGACGCACGACATACGAAAATCCAGCTAATCTGCATCAAGTAAGCAGACGGACTACACCGGAACGAAGAATTGTCGGTGCAAGCACTGCCGAAAACGTTGCAGTCTGGTAAATCCAAATGAAGTGAGAATTGCTCATTCATAAAATATAATCAAGAGGTTAGTAGTGTAACTGATGCACGGCGATAACAAAATGATACCGATCTTATCATCGCAAGAGGTTCTTCGTTGAGCCCTAGCCTCCAAAAAGTAATTCATTGTATTTCATATTCAAATTAATTCAATTAAAAATGCAGCTCGTCTGTGAAGATAGGCTGCATACATCGCAGGTTGGAGCAGTTGGTAGCTCGCTAGGTTCATGACCTAGAGGTCACAGATTCGAGTTCTGTACCTGCCACAAATGTTTATTTTTTAAGCTATAAATTGTTTATATGTGAAAAGATTGTTTTTTGCGTATCTGGGGTCTGAGAAGATAGGGTACGTCTATCTATTTTAGAATAGATTATTTTTTATTTCTGAGGAGAGTAGCTCAGTAGTAGAGCGCCAGGGGAAGGTTCCTTGGAGGTCGATGGTGCGAATCCATCCTCTCTTCCCAATTTTCTTTCATTTTTCAAGAATTTTGATTGGTTAACTTATGCGTCGCCCAGTAGCTCAACTGCATAGAGCCGCGGTTCTCTTTCCGCGAGGTTGGGAGTTGGAGTCTCCCCTGGGCTTCCCAAGTAGGTAAATTTCAAAAAATATTTTTTCATTAGCTGACAGAGGTCGGCACTTTTTCTTATAAGTCATTTATATTTTAATTTGAGTATTAATATCCTCTTGCTTGTGAAAGTAGGAGGTACAAGCCACATTAGCTCAGTTGGTCAGAGCAGTCCAAGATACCGACAGGTCGCAGGTTCGAGTCCTGCATGTGGCTCACTTAATTGTGAGTGCCATAAATTTACAGTTTTTGATTATCTTTGGGAGTGAGGGAGTCAATTCTCCCTCCTCCCTTTAACGTTGGCCTCTTCCCCGTCAAAAAATAACCACGTGCAATCACCTCTCCTGCCTTGCGTGGTTGGCTAAACGGAGAGGTTTTATATAGATGAAAGTTAAAAAAACAATAAGAATCAATAAGGAAAACATTAATGCTCTTCGGAATCTGGAATGCGTTGAAAGCATAGAACAGAACGGAAAGGACATTACTGTTCGCATTAAACCGAAATATACGGACGGTAAGCTCGAAGCCCGAAAGGGTGAATATCTTATTCAGTGGGGTAACGGAATGTGGCAGAGGTACGGATCTGAGGCTATCAATCTGCTTTTCAAAAATCCCGGAGCGGAGGCCGGCAAGACATGGGACGCGTAGGTTCAAAGAAGTATTACGCTCCTGACGGGAACGAATACGATTCAAGAGAGGAGTATCTGTACTTGCAGACAATCCTCGATGATCCTAATATAAGCTGTATTCACAGACAGGTAACCATCACGGCAATTAAGCCTGTATGGATGCTGAGACCAAAGCAGCTTAAAACTAAGGTCAAGTATGAAAGAAGGTCATTGCTTTACGGCCACAACTATACTGCCGACTTCGTTTACCGGGAAGGCGAGAAGATTGTGATATGTGATGTCAAGAGCCTCTATACCTCAAAGCTCAGAGAGTTCTCGATTACAACAAAGGCTGTGGTGGCAAGACTTATCGCTCACAATAGGAAACGTCATAACGGAGAGTCTGTTGTGATATTCCGTAAGGCTATCAAGATAAAGAAGAACGAGTGGAAAATCGTTGATTATCCACCGTCCGATTGCTATATTATATAATAAGGTATAAAACAAGAAGATATGGTTATTATTATCAATAGTCTCATAGCAACAGTAGCTATGTTCGCTGCATGCGCATTCGTCGCACATCTCCTTGGTTGGGATAAGGAAGACTAGTAGTTTAATTCTAAATATTTTAAATTATGGACAAAGACAAAATTATCGTCAGTGTAGTAATTGATAAGCAGGCTCTTGTTGACAGAGCATTCGACATCTCGAAGAATCTTTCTGAGTTCAATGAAATCAAGAAGGTTATCGACGGCAAAAACCAGTTTACTCGTGATATCGACGAGATTGATGATGAAGGCAAGAGGGAGAATAATACGAACCTTTTCGCCGGCATCGCATTGGACATCATTCTCAGTGATAACCCGGAACTGGCAATCACCAAGCACCTCAATTCGCTTGAGGACAAGAAGAACTCTTTCCTCGCTAAGATGAAGAAGCTCGACGAACTCCAGGAAAAAGTGAAAAACGGAGAGGTGCATGGCGCTGAAGGTTTCCGTGAGTTGTTGAAAATAATGGAGGAGGACGTGTAATGGGCGTAGTATCAAAGTACGGCAACCTGTATGATGTCAAGAAGAACATCATCTGCCACGCTCCTGTCACTTCTTCTCATTTCGAAAGTATTTTGCAGAAGGGGGGCAATGTGCTTCCTATGATGAATGGCGTAACAACACCGGAATTGTTCGGAATTCACGCGGACAAGAAATTTAAGCGTGGACGCTGGCGCCGAGTATTAACACATTAATTCATATAACACAATGGCAAAAGAAAAAGCAACTATTTCAGCAACCCTCGGTCATGAGTATGAGGACCTGGAGGAGCGTGAGGATTTCCTCGCCAACAACGCGGACTCTGTTGAGAAAATGGAGTTCATCAAGCGATTCAACTCTGATGAGCTGATGAAGAAGAAGGACCTGTTCGCTCTTCAGTCTGCACGAGCATCTGACATCGAGGAGGAAATCAAGGATTTCCGTGAGCAGAAAAAGGCAGAGCTGAAGCCTATCAAGGAAGAGATTTCTTCTCTCCTTAAGGAAATCAAGCAGAAGGGTAGCATGGTTAACGAGAAGGTTTACAAGTTTGTTGACCGTGAAGCAAAGATGACTGCCTTCTATGACAAGGAGGGTAATCTTGTTTCTTCCCGTCCGGCAACACGTGACGAACTCCCTAGCAATGTATACTCAATTAACCGTGATCAGCAGGCTATGTAGTCTGCTTTCACATAGTTTCTAAATTCTAAAATATTTTGTAAAATGAACAATGAAAAATTGCAGATAGACCTCGCTCCTGGACAGGATCATGCGGAGATTGTTCTCCGTGAGGTAGGTAACGAGAACCCTTATAAGCTTCCTGCAAAGGAGCCTCTTAATCTTCAGGTAGACGGTGTTATTACCTGTATCTATGCCTTTCTTGAGAAGCGTTGGGGTACAGAGCAGATTGACAAAGAGCATACGCATATCCTGGTTAATCGAGAGAAGCTCGTTGTTACTCTTGTTACAAACGAGAATGATGGGCGCACTACACAGACAATTATCGGCTCTATTCAGCTGTCTCGTCAGTTTACGGGATTTCATATCAATGACGGTCAGTTGTGGAAACCGGTACATCTTGGTGACTTTTTCCGACTCAACCGTTCTTTATTCGAGACGAAGGAGAAGAACATGGAACTCGTCAATCTCCTCAAGAGCTTCTCGGCGAAGGTTCAGACAACAATCAAGAAGGAATACAGCGACAATGGTTCCGTGACTGACAACTATGAGAAGGCTGTAGACTCTAATCTTCCTCCATCGTTCACCATCAATATTCCTATTTTCAAGGGCGCAGAGCCTGAGAAGCTTTCAATCGAGACTATCGCTCACGTCGAAGGCAACATGGCATTACTGACGCTTATCTCTGCTGATGCAGAATGTATCATCGAAGAATCCCGCGACAAGATCATCAATACGGAGCTTGACAAGATTCGTAAGCTCTGTCCTGAGATTCCTATTATGGAAGTGTAATGACAGAAATGGATAACAGAATAGCAAAAATGCCCGCTAAGATGGCCTTTGCTGTACTTGACTTGCGTAAGGTGCATGCGTGCATCATGGAACTTCCACGAAGCAAGTCGGTACAGCTGGTCCGAAAGGCGGCATACCTCAACTACATTGAAGGTGAGGGTAGAAAACTCGGTAAGGTTCCACTTCATTATGAACGCCTTAATGAAAAGGGCGAAAGCGTGACGGTGGAAACTTACTTCAGATATTTAGATAGAGTTCATTAATTTCAAAATCTATACAAATGGATATAGAGCAGTTAAACAAAACGCCTCATAATCAGATTTGCGATTTGGCAAGAGACAGATTCATCGAGGTGTACAATCAGAAGTTCGGAGAGGGCGGAGAAGTATTCTTCGAAGAGCAGAAGGCATTCTTCAACGAAGAACTTCTCAATGGCTCGTTCAAGGGCTATCTTGAAAAGGCTCCATCACTGAATATTCATGATGCCTTCATGAACCTGGCAATTAACGGTTTGTCTCTAGAAAAGGGAACTACGACACTCTGTTACCTCATGGGCTACAGTAACTACGACAAGAATACCCGACAAACGAATTATACGGCCAAGATCACATATACTGGATATGGAGAAATCCTTCTTCGCCAGCGAGCCGGTCAGATTGTTCGTTGTGACAATCCTGTAGTAGTTTACAATTGTGACGATTTTCGTTTCGGTGAACGAGACGGTCATAAGTACGTTGATTACGCAAAGACTTATCCTCGACCTGAAAATTCATACATCGTTGCTTGTTACGTGAAGATTATTCTTCCGAACAATGCCTACGATTACTTCGTTCTTGACCGCGAAGGTATCGACCGTCTCCGTACGTATTCGGAGAAGTTCGGAGGTAAAGACCACAAAGCCAACGCTCTTTACGGCGGAAACTATGTCGGGAACGATGGTAGAACGTATTTCAGAGATATCGACACAGGCTTCCTTATCTCGAAGACATGCAAGCATGCGTTCAAGGGCTATCCTAAACTGAAGGTTGGTCTGGGCGCTCTTTTGCAGGCCGATATCGACATGCAGACTCAGCAGAAACCGACTCAGGAAGCCTTTGGTACTGGTGATGCCGCACCGGAAGATAAAGGTGTAAAGGTAAAGGTTGATAGTGATTCACCATTTTAAAATTGTTATATATGGCAGAAAATACAGAATTGCAGTTGGTACAACAACAAGCCAACAATATTACAAGACAGATTGCAACGCTAAAATCTGATACGGAAAATGCGGTGCAAGCCAACAGAAAATCTTATGAGGCATGCGTGAATGCAGGTGAGTCTCTGTTGTTTGATATTGGCGTATCCGGAATGAACGATGCTCTTGACGAGAGAGCCGCTGAGTTTATCAAGAAAGCTAAACTGACAGAGAAAGCAATGACGGAGAAACGTAAGGGTGTTACCCAAGTGTTCGATATTGTCCGTAAGGGTTTTACTATGATGGAGAACCTTATCTCTATCAAGAACACCGATTCTGTTGTCTATAAGATTCAGGAGAAGCGCAACGAGTATGCGGCATACAAGCTTGAACAGCAGCGTAAGGCTGAGCAGGAACGTCTGCGCCAGGAGCGCATCAAGGAGGCCAAGATTAAGTTGAAGACTGATACGATTGATATCTTGAACAATCTCCTTACAGAGCATTCTTCTGCTGCTATCAACTCACTTAATAACACGTTCTCTCTTCTCACCCTTGACAACAAGGATGAAGTTAAGAAACGTATTACAGAGTGTTCTGATGTTCTTGACCTCGGACATCTGTTCGTTAATAACAAGCCTTCATACTCTTCTGAAATTGATGAGAATGATGCCAAGGAGATTATGAATGGAGCCTACAAGGAGGTTTCCGCTTCTCTTCTTGCATCTTATATGCAGACCGTTAATGCTACCCGTGATGAGCTTCTTATGAAGTTTGATTCTAAGATTGCTGAACTTCTTGAAATCAAGAAGGCAGAAGAGGAACGCAAACGTAAGGAAGAAGAAGCTCGCAAGGCTGAAGAGGAGCGTAAGCGCAAAGAGGAGGAAGCACGTAAGGCTGCTGAGGAAGAGCGCAAGAAGCAGGAGGAGATTCAGCGTATCAAGGACGAGGAGGAGCGCAAGCGCAAGGAGGCAGAGCGGAAAGCTGCCGAGGCTGAACGCAAGGCAAAGGAAGCCGAGCTGAAGGCTGCTGAGGAAGAGTGCAAACGTAAGGAAGCAGAAGCTGCCGCTGCTGAGGCTGAACGTAAGGCTAAGGAAGAGGCTATCCGTAAGGCTGATGAGGCTGCTAAGGAAGAGCAGCAGAGAAAGCTTGCGGCTGAGCAGGAGAAGCGTGATGCAGAAAATGCAGCCCAGCACGCTACCGCACAGGCCCAGTCACTCTTCGCTCAGACTTCCGTTGGAGAAACCGGTAAGCAGAAAATCAAGGTAACAAAACGCCTTGTTGTTACCGACAAGAATGCCTGGCTCGACATCATCCAGCAGTGGTGGACGATTGAAGGCTCCAAGATGGCTCCTGACAAACTTGCTTCTAAGTTGGAATTCATGCGCAAGGCTTGCGAGAAACACGCAAACAGCGAAGAAGAGTATATTGTTTCTCCTTATATTAAATATGAGGATGAGGTGACGGCTAAGTAATATGGCAGAACAACCGTTTGACCCTTATTATTCTCGTGGTGAGGTCTCCAATTCGGACCTCACTGCGTTGAAATTTGCCCTGAACCCGCAGCTCAACTTCGTAAAGGAAGAGGACAAGAGAAAGGCTTTCCATCTCGGAACTCTCGTTGACGCTCTCGTTACCGAACCGGAAAAGTGCAATCATTACGCCATGACGGTCGATGACGAGAAATATACGGAGAAGGATTGGAAATGGGGTCTAGACCGGCTTGCTGTTCTGAAGAAACAGGCAACCAAAGATAGATTCCTTGATTTCGTCCTGAAGAATGCGGTCGGTCAGAAAACATTCATCAATCCGCATATGAAGATGGAATACCAGGGCTTCGAGTTCGAGCTTCCGGTACGCTGCAAGTTCGACTGGTGGCTCGGCGAGTTCGGCGGTGATTTGAAAACCACCGCAGCTACGTCACAGGAGCAATTTGAGACTCAGATTGATTTCGTCGATTGGGATAGAAGCCGTGCATGGTATATGGATCTTACGCACAGTTTAGACCCAAGATACGGAAACATGGACTTTATCTTTGCGGTCTCCAAGACCAAGAAGAAAGTATTCTATAAGAAGATTGAACGTGGTGACGAGTTGTATTTGCGTGGTAGGGAGAAGGCTCTTGAATGGGCTTTCCGCATGTGGTGTTTATTATAATTTATTATTATGTCAGATAAACCGAAATTATACGATTATCAAGAAGAAGGTGTGCGCATGGAGCTTGCCATGAAGCGCTGTATCAATGGTGATGACATGGGAACCGGTAAGACGGTTCAGTCTATCGTCGCCATTGAACGTGCAAAGGCAACTCCCTGCCTTGTTGTTTGCCCTGCTGCACTTAAGGTTAATTGGGAACGAGAGATAAAGAAGTTTACGAACCTCCGGCCTCTCATTCTTACCGATTCCGTCAATGCGACATACGGATATCATCTTACTAAGATGAACCTGTATGATGTAGTGATATGTAATTACGAGTCGCTCGCAAAATACTTCGTCGTAAGCCTCGGTCCGAAACCGTTACGGCTGAAAAACTTCCTGTTTCGTGATGAACTGAAGATTATCAAGTCTGTGATTATAGACGAGTCTGCAAGAGTCAAGGATCCATCAACAAGGCAGTCTAAAATTATCATGGGACTGTGCCAGGGTAAGGAGTATATCTATGAGCTTACAGGTACGCCCGTTGTCAATCACGCAACAGACCTGGCCTGCCAGCTTGCTATCCTCGGTCGTCTGAACGACGAGTTCGGAGGGTTTGGCGAGTTTTGTAACAGGTACGGTGAGAACGAGAATCTTGAAGAGCTTAACCGGAAGATACACGAAACATGCTACTTCCGCAGAGAAAAGAAAGATGTTCTTAAGGATTTGCCGGATCTGACCAGAACGACCATCAGTGTCGCCCTCGACCCTGAAACGCAGGAAGAGTACGATACCTGTCAGAAAGACCTGCTCACGTTCCTTCTCGAATACAAGAGCTGCTCCGAGGAAGAGGCTAGGAAAAAGCTTAGAATGAAGGCTCTTGTCAGGTTTATGAACCTTCGCTCGATATCCGGACGAGGAAAAATGAAGGCGACTATAGAGTTTCTCCATGATACCGAAGAACAGATAATCGTATTTGCCGAGCATCGTGATGTCGTTAGTGCAATCAAGAAAGAGTTCCCGGATGAGGTTTGCACCGTAACCGGTTCCGATAGCCAGCAGCAGAAGCAGTGGGCTATCGATTCTTTTCAGGCTAGGAAAAAGAGAATCATCATCTGCTCCATCAAAGCAGCAGGCGTAGGCCTTACGCTTACGGCTTCTTCCAATGTTGTGTTCGTCGAGCTCCCATGGACGATGGCAGACTTGTCGCAGTGTGAATGCCGTGCCTATCGTAACGGTCAGAAGAATGCGGTTACATCGTGGATTCTCATGGGTGCAAATACCATCGACGGCTATCTTTATAGCTTGATTATGCAGAAAGGCTCAATAGCATCAAAGGTTACGGGCGAACAGGACTCCGCTATCAAGGATGCAGCCTACTTTGATGAGTTGGCAGATTTGGTTTTACAAAATTCTTTAAATAAAAAATAATGGAAATTCAAGGAAAAGTTATTGCCGTTTTACCTGAAAGAAGCGGCGTCTCTGCAAGAGGTGAGTGGAAGTCTCAGACTTATGTAATAGAAACACAAGAGCAATATCCTAAGAAGATGGCCTTTGATGTTTTCGGAGCAGACCGTCTGGCTCAGTTCAACATTCAGAGTGGTGAGGTTATTAACGTTAGCTTTGATATTGATGCTCACGAGTATCAGGGCCGTTGGTTCAACAGCATCCGTGCCTGGAATGTTACTAAGGTGTCACAACAAGCTATGGCAAGTTCTGCTAATGCTGCTGGCGTGGCAGATCCGGCAAATCAGCAAAATCTGTTTCCACCTGAACAGCAGTCTGCACAGCAGCAAGAACAGCAACGAGGGAACTCTGATGACCTTCCCTTCTAATCAAGCGAGCATTCAACGCTTATGTGGTTCAACCTGAAAAATGTGTTTGAACTTGAAACGTTTAGGAAAAAAGTAGCCGAGTTGGAGAACAAAGGCGCGATGGTAGAGCTGAAAGAAAAACGTGGACGTTCTTTGAAGCAGAATGCCTATCTTCATTTGCTCCTATCTGCATTCGGTCTCCAATACGGCTACACTCTAGACGAAGTTAAGACGCATTTCTATAAGCTGGTAGTGAACAAAGATATATTCCTCAGAGAAGGAATTGATAAATTCACAGGAGAATGCTATAAGTATCTCCGTTCTTCTGCTGACCTTACGAAAGACGAAATGAGCAAATCAATTTCTGATTTCAAATCGTGGGCAAAAGAGGAAGCTGGATTTGATTTTCCTGATTCTGATGAATATATCGCACTACTTCATATTCAACATGATATAGAAAGACAACAAAATTACATACAATAGCTTATGATGTTACCAATTAATATACGTCAGAAGTCAGGCGAGCTATTCCCGAATGACTTGGAAAAGCAGAAAATCTTTTGCATGGGTGCAGCGTTCTCGTTAGGCAAAGATTTATCAGACTTTGAGGAAGAAGGGCAGCAGGATGAGATTTACCCTTGCCAGGAAGCTCTCGATATGTGGCTTGCATACAAGAAAGAGAAACGTCAGAAGTATCAACCTCGTGGACTCGCGGCTCTTAAAAAGAAGCTTTTAAAGATGTCGAGCGGAAATCCAGAATACGCAAAGGTTATCGTTGAGCATTCCATGGGAAACAACTATTCCGGGTTGTACGCTCCTAAAAATAATGGTGTAAACAGTTATGAACAACAGCAACGAACTTTCAACAAAATTAGTTCAATCCTTGCCGACTGAATGTAGTCAAGCGGTAGCAAAATATGGTAAACAATATGCGCTATTTTTGGATAAATATCCTACTCTGCAAAATCGGACAGATGCAATCACATCTGTATATGATTCTGTAGCTAGAGGCGGTATGTCGTTTGTTAGTATTGATAAGTACTTCAAAGATGGTGCAAGCGAGTTTTGGATTAAAATAATGCTCATTGACTTGTTTATGGTTATTGGTGCTATTGATTCGACTACACCTTATCAGTTCAAAGCTATGGCACAGCGTATCAGACAAGAATACTATCACCTTACGCCTAGTGAGCTTACTAGATTCTTCTACGAGTTTTCTATGGGTGAGTATGGCGAAATCTATGTAGGAAAGACAGTGAATCCTCAAAAACTTTTTATTGCTCTCGAAAAATACATGTGTAAGCTTTACGAAAAGAGAGCCGAAATTGATTCTCAAAAGTTAGCTGAGAAACAAAAGAAAGAAGATGAGGAATCTAGAAGAAAAGCAATATCCTACGAAGAACATTGTCGCTTAAATGGTGTGGATCCGAAAGAATCCCCTCTTGAAAAGCTAAAACAAAAACTTGAAAAAGAATCAAAACGAGACAGAAATGGCAGACGTAAGTAAAATGGCAGAGGAATGGCTCAATGAACATCCTGATGCGACAAAGAAAGAAATATGGATGGCCGGTTATTGGCAATCTACCGATAACTGGTGCAACCGAACCAAGTAAATTTAGAATTATGGCAGAAAGAAAAGTGAAACCAGAAATCATGCATTTGATGATTCTTAGCAAATGCAATTACAAATGTGAATTATGTTGCAACAAACTGTACGACATCGAGAAAATTCCAGTCGCTACGGTTAAGGAGCTGAAAACAATACACACTTTGTGTATTACGGGCGGAGAACCATTCATGGCAAGTATCGACATTGATGATTTCGCCCGCAGTGTCAAGAAAAATTTTCCGAACATCGAAAACATATTCGTTTATACAAGCGGACAAATTCTTATGTTCTGTTTGCCACATCTCTTTTCTTATATTGATGGTCTTAGTATTTCTCCAAAAGGCATGAAAGATTGGCTGGCTTTAGAAAAAATAGCCAACCACAGTACCTCTCGCGATTACCTTAACAATATTTCTAGATTGCCTAGTAACCGCTTATATGTGTTTAAGGAACAGGTTCCATTTTTCGAGGAAAGATTTAAGCCAATCGCGAAGAAACTGAACCTTAACGTTCTGTATCGTACGTGGGATAAGGAGTTTAAGACTCCAGACAATGAGATTTTCAGAAGATTACCAATACTTTTAAATTAGTTGATTATGGCAGACAGAAAAGGTAAAATCGCAGAAGTTACTAACGCAACCACCAAGCAGGCGATTGTGTTCATAGGAGTTTACTCTTGGGTTGTCGTAAGAAACCTAGGAAGAGCAATCAATAAGGCAGTTCACAAGCTGCCCTGGTTGTTTATCGTGATAACAGTAGCGATATCATTCGTTGTCTGCTTTATCTTTATCTCTAAGGCTAGAGCAGAACGAGATAGCTACAATCAAAAACTAGTTCACGCAACACAGCAGCTTGATAGCTATGTGGCTGCATACGGAAACATGAAATCAAAGTAATATGAAGAAATACAAACATACAATAGTGATGATCCTGCTTATCATCGCAGCAATTATCGCAGGTTACGGGTTCGCCTGCTTCATGGTTGAACATATTTTCCTTTCGCTCCTGATGCTCTTCTGTATCAGTTGCGCATTGGCAGTAAAGAAGGAGGTGTAGGAATGTCGGCATATAATTTCACACCAAAAGGAGAATTCTTCATCAACTACAAGGAGCCGGACAGGGAAACCGTAGACCATATCACTTCGCTCTATTACCTCATTATCGGTTCTCTCGCTACAATCACACAGACGGCAATCAAAGACTTGCACGACAATCTCAGTGAGAGGAAGGACCTGTTTAAGCATGAGCTTAAGTATCGCATAAAGGAGGCATTCTCCCGTTCTGAGACTCTTATCGGTATATTTAAGAAGTATACTACCGAGATTTCACAGTATGAACTCTGGCTTGATATTACAGACAGCATGGAGGAAGACCTGAAGATTGACATACAGAGACTCTTCTATACGACCGATAACATTCTTCTGAAAAACAACATCAAGGAACACAAGCTTCAGGCGTATGCATGCGTAGCCTACAACCTGTCAATCATGCTGCACGATATGTGTACGAAGTTTGATGACGTTATGAGTGAACGCGGAATCAGTTCCGGCAGCATAAGACCTTGCGGAGAATTCATACAGTCTATGTATGGTATGTATGCCTCGATGAGGAAGGTTGCCAGGATTCTCATACCGGACAAGGATGCTGAATACTTCAAGGAAGACGGTCAGATTTACAGGGCTTTGCAGGTGGTTGCAATGAAGGTATGCAATCCGGAAAGGATAGACAACGCTGCCGACGAAGGACTGAAGCTCAATGGCGTTGACTATCATGGTGAAGAATACCAGAATAACGCATTCCTTCCTTGGAACGGCATACAGGTAAACTTCCTGTCACGTAACTTCGATAAAATGTCTGATGAAGAGCTCGCAAAGGCTCTTGGGCGATCAGTTGGCGCAGTAAAGGCAAAAATGAGACAACTTAAACTAAAACGCAATAACGATTAGGAGGTGTAATTATGGAAGATTTACCTATAGGCTCAGAAATCGTCTTGAAGGTGGTTAAGACAGAGAAAGAATAATGTAATGGCTGTTTTTTCGATGAGATATGTAACAATATCTATGAAAATATCTGCAAAGATATTTGTTGTGCCGCAATCGATAGAAAAGACAAAAAGAATGTTCAATTCATAAGAATAAAATAATATGAAAACAAAAATAAACATAGCGGAGATACTAAAGAATAAGTCAAAGGGTACTAAGCTTTATGCTGATGCCTTTGGAGAACTTAGTATAGAAGATATATACACAGAAGATAAAGAAGATAAAGATGAACTTGGTATTACTCTTTCAAGTAAAGATGGAGATAAATTGTTGTTTTACAATGATGGGAAATACAACAAATATGGAGAGCCTATATTAGTGCCTTCAAAATCAATGCATGACTGGGAGAAGTTTGCTTGGAAGAGGGGTGATGTGTTGGTAAATAGCAGAGGTTTAAAGATACTCTTCGATAGATGGGCAAATGACAACTATACTAGTTTCTATGCAAAGACAATTAATTTGGTAGAAGATGGTTTTCTTGATACCAATTTACATACTTTAGCATCAGAAAAGGAGGCGAAATCTTTTATCAAATGTATTGAGGAAAAATTAGGTGGCAAACTCAATCGTGAGACTCTTGAAGTAGAGAAGACTCAGCCAGAGTTCAAGGATGGGGATATTGTGTTTATGAAAGGAATTAAAAGTGGATATTATGCAAATTGTATTTTCATCTTAAGAAGTGAATATAAAGATGGAGACGAAAGAGCTTTTTACTATGCTTTCTATAATACTGACGATAAATTTACTATAGCTGAATATGGTAATACAAGAGTTCATTATAGTCTCCGCACAGCAACTGACTCTGAGAAGCAGCAGCTCTTTGATGCTCTCGCAAAGAAAGGCAAGACTTGGGATGCAGAGAAGAAACAGATTGTGGATATTAAAAAAGAACACCAATTCAAACCTTTTGAGAAAGTATTAGTTAGAGACTCTATTGATGATGTGTGGAGAGCAAGTTTCTTTAGTCATATTAAAGAAAATGATGGAAGATATGTAACTACATGTGTTACTTGGAAATTCTGCATTCCTTACATCGGCAATGAGTCATTGTTAGGTACAACTAAAGACGTGGAGGGCTAGATATGATTAGAGACGATGCAAAGATAATTGTAACACAAATTGATGTATCACTTAAAGATAAAATGACTAGCGAAGAAATCAATGCACTTAATGAAGGTCATATCTATAGAGGTTATGATTGCATTCCGCAACTAAAGCATGCTGGAAACCCTCCTTCTGGCAAGGAAAATCGCAGAACTAGAAGAATGTTAGAACTTAGAAAAAGAAAGGGTAGATTATGATAGATGACAAAAAAATAGAAGCTGCTGCAAGAAGATACAGCGAAGTGACGGATTGTGATAAGCAAGAAGCCTTATTAATTGAAGAAGGCTTTAAAGAAGGTGCAAATTGGGCTATCAATGAGTTTCTGAAGGACTTGTTGCATCCTGCAAAAGATATACCAGAAGAAGAAAGACCTGTATTAGTTGTATATAAACATGGAGGCTACAGTATTGTGTATTGGGAAGCATATAATATTAGCGGTCAGGTAAATTACTGGACATTAGATATTACTCAGTGGCTCTACGTGGATGAATTATTTCCAAAGGAAGGAGGTGAACATGATTAAGACAGTTACTATGTACTCTGTCGTTTGTGACATATGTGGAAAAACATTCATTGATGAATTTAATGGCATTGGGGCTTGGTTGGACGAAGGAACTGCAAAAGAGCAAGCAATGGAAAGCGAATGGGCAGAGATAGGCGATAAGCACTACTGCCCAGACTGCTATGGGTTTGACGATGAGTTAGATGAGTATGTTCCTAAAAAAAGAAAGGAGTAAGAAAATGAAACAGAAATTATTAAGTATCAAATATAGGTTAGTTGCTTTGTGGTGGTTCTTAACAAGAAAGAACTACTACCTTCTGTCATACAATGGCAGAGTAGGTAAGACATTGGAAAGCACTAATATTGTAATTCCCGAGTTCATTGAATGGGTAAGAAAGAAGCATGGTGTGCCTACAAATCATGAGATAATCATGGAGTTGAAGAATATTGGTAACATCTGTAGAAGTACAGATATTCTTGCATATAATGAGATTAAGGTATTGATTGAGAAACTTGAAAAGTAAAGCGTATGTTGTACGAAGCAAAACAGGGAAGTAAGGCTTATGGATACATTAAGAGTATTCTCGATGCAGAATTTGAAGAGCATCAAGCCTACATGAAAAGAGTAGAAGAAGCCGTAGGTTTCAAATTTGAAAAATATCAGGGCTATCAGCCTAACAGAACTCTCACAAGAGTGTACGAGATTACCGCTATATGGGTTCTTCCTGAGCGTTACGATACGTTAGATAAGAAGGTGTGGAAGAAGATAGACGGTGTAAAATTGGAGGACGGTTACTATGTAGCTATTGCGCCTAACAAGCGTAGTAAGCAAGGTAAGGCAATAGCAGCAGTACTTACATCATATAAATCCTTTACTCATCATTTCAAGATATTGAAGGAACTGAATATCGAAGTTCCGCACGTCAGCCGATTCTCCATCACCCAGCTTTTACGTCACAAAGACCGCATTTTCGTTTACTTCGATGATAGTATTAGAGCTGAAAAGCAAAATCCAGACTTCGTGGAAATCACGATAGGTGAGTATGAGGATTTCATTAATGGTAAAGACTAAGCGTATGAATACAAACAGCTATTTACGAATAGAAAAGGGATTTGATATATCTAAGATAACTGGGGTTATTCCTCAGAATATTGGAGAAGGATTTCAGTTTGATCTTTCTGATAAAACATATACAACTATGGGTAGCTATACTAAAGACAAAAAAAGACTCATGAATATCGTAATTAGTTCTTTTTGTGGTCTTTGTAGTGAAGCAATACATTATTACGCAAAATTGTATATTAAAGTAAGCAATGTGTGTGGTAACAGCTCGGTAAGTGGATATTTGGGTGGAATTGAAATTCCAAATGAATATCAAACCATCGAAGGGGAGTTTGTTAGGCCACTCACTCAAAAGGAGAAAGATGAGCAAACAGGCAGATGGGGCCGCTGGTATCAAGTAGGGGATTTAGTTAATGCCTTTGAGTCTCTTGAAGAGATAGAGAATTTAATTAAAAACCTCAAAAAGAAGTTCTCTTCTAAGGAGTGGAAAGTTGAGATAAGACGCGATTATTAACCGCCTTCTGGCACAAATAAATAGTAATATGAATGCAACAGAAGCAAAGAGAAAGTTGTGTGAGTTGAGAAGTAGTCTTAGAGACAAAGAAGCAGACAAGGCTATTTGGATAGCCATTCGTGCTATTGACACTTGCACAGAAAATGGATTTATTGTAGAAGATTGATTAACTATCCGCAAGGATATAAATAAGATAGTGATATGCCAACAGGATTTACAGCACCAATATATGATGGTGAAGATATAACATTTGAGCAATTTGCAAATAGTTGCTTGCGTAACTTCGGTATCTACCTAAGATTTGAAGGAAAATATCCTAACCTTAGTAGATACGAAATTCCTGACAAGATATGTCCTAGTGATTATTATAAAAAGAAATACGAAGAGGCAAAAGCTGAGTACGAAAAGCATCTTGCATCCCCTAAGACAAAGGAAGAACTTGAAGCAGAGTATCTTTCTTATGTCAATGGTGTAATCAAGGGAAATGAGGATAGATTGAAAGAGAATGAAGCTCTCAAAAACAGATACAATGCAATGCTATCCAAAGTTAGAAGATGGACTCCACCATCCAAAGAATACGAGGGTGTTAAGGACTTTATGGAAAGTCAATTAATTGATAGTTTAGATTTTGATTGCCGCCATGTTTATGTGGAGAATATCATCCCTAAAGATGAGTGGATTCAAAAACAAGCTAATCGCACTGATTTAATAGAGTCTATGAAGTATAATTTGGAGCAGTATAATAAATCTGTAGTTGCTGCCGAAAAGGATACTCAGTGGCTCAAAACATTTTCAGAAAGCATAAAGAAAGTAACAGAGTAACTAACCACCCTCTCCTGTAAAAGGGAGAGGGTAAAAAGAATAGAATATGGAAGATTTTTTTGGAAAAGAAATTGGAATTGGTGATAAGGTTTTATTTTCCAATTGCAATAATGAACGTATCCTAATAGGAAATGTTACTGAAACCGGTATCACAAGGGTTAGAATAGAAGCTTTTGATGATGAAGGTGAAATTCATCATCATACGAGATTCGGAGGGAATACGGTAATCATTAAGAAGGCTAAGCAATGAGCAAAGAAAAAGCAATAGTTCACATTAATAATGTTTCCAAGATTATTGGCTCAAAAAGAATAAAATTAAGTGAAGGCACTACAATTCATATTCAAAACGAGTTAGTCTTGGCACTTAAAGAGTTGGAGGGTTATTAATATGAATAAAGTAGAAATGAAAAGAGCACAACTATCAGAAAAGTTTGGCCTATATGCAACTTGTGATTTTTTTCTGTATGTTTGCACGTTGTAGAAGAAAAATTCCACCAGAAGCTTGCTATGACTCAAGAAGAGAAATAGAGATAAGGGCGCATTGTAGAGAAGCGGAAAACGCACTCGCTGCTCATTACAATATAAAATTGATAGATTAATAGTTATGGTTGGATTTTATATTGTGCTTACCCTAGCTGTTCTATATGTAGCTTTTATGGGTGGAGTTATCGGTTATTTAATTGGTAAATATTGGAAGATATATATATGAGCATGCAAATATGTAAGGAAGCCTATCAAGAATTGATAGACGGAGATATAGAATGGCTTCTTAGACAGCCTAGAGACCTCGAAAGAGATCATATAGAGGCAGTGCTAAGAAAGAGTGTTGAACTTTTATACGGGAAGGAAGAATAGCTTATGTATAGACCGATTACAATGTATCAGATTGTTTGCGATAGATGCGGAGAAGTATTTGGCGGCACAGATACTTGCTCTGCCCTATTCAGTAACAAAGAAGTTGATATTGGTGACTACTCTGATTGGGAAATGATAGATGGCAAACACTATTGTCCCGATTGTTATGAAGTAGAGGTCATTGATGGAGTGTATAACGTTAAAGCAAAATAGTTATGGCAACCTATAGAATAGTAGATATGTATCGTAAAAGCAATGCTGTTAAAGGCATACATTACGATTCTCTGGATAATCCAATCCTTGCTTATCGTGTAGATAAGAGACATTCATTGTTATTTGGACTTATCCATTATTGGGATTATGGTGCATATAACCTTTGCCCGGACTATTTGTTTTCTTCGATTGATAAAGCAAAAGAAGCTATATTGAAGGTAGATAAAAGTAAAAGAATAACAATTTTATATGAATAGCTTATGAAAATAGAAAATATAAAGTTCAAGGCAAAACGTCTTGACGGAAAAGGATGGGTTTGCGGATATTTCTACGAAGAGAATGATAATACATATATCATTGAGAATCGTAAGGAAGAAAGCAAGTTAAACAGAAATATTACTTATCAGGTTGACCCTTCTACAGTCTGCCTGTTCACAGGCTTCCTCGACAAGAGCGGTAGGGAGATTTATGAGGGCGATATTCTTCGCTCGGACGAATACCCCTTCAGTTGCATGGAGGATGATGCGCGTGATAATTACTTCGGCATTATAGAGTGGAGTGATGAAGAGGCGATGTTTTTGCTCACCTGTGTCAAAAACCCGAAATCCGCTGTGCGTGGCATTTCTGACGGCATCTCTGACGAAATCACGCAACAGAAACTTGAGGACTGTGAGTTGGTCGGCTGCATCCACGACCCAGAATGGCAGGAGAAGTTGAACCTCAAAGACGAGTAGCGTATGAAGCGTATAAAAAGTATATTCTCTATGTTTGCTTATTGGGATAGAGTACATCAATTCCCAGACGGACATATTAAAGTAGAAAATAATTTAGCTTGGAGAAGAAAACATATGCATGTTCGCAGTAGTAATAAACAAATACCTTTTTAGCGTATGAAAAAAGAAACAAGAAATGTAGTAGTTCTCGATTTGGAGGATAAAATTAAGCTACAACAATCTATCAGGGATTTGGAAGAAGTTGCTGATACTTACCAAAGACCTTGCAAGGAACTTACAGGTATCAATAATACACTTTACTATCTCAAAACGATTGAGGAGGAAATTAATTAGCGTATGAAGCTTTAAAAAAATAAGAAATGAAGAAGGAAACTAGACTAAAGGTATATCGTATGTATGATGGTCATTGTGCCTATTGTGGCAGGACTATAGAGTACAAGGATATGCAAGTAGACCATATTGTTCCCAAAAACAGAGGAATGTATTCCAGATGGGATGAGAAACAAGGCAAGTTCGCAGTAACTCAAGGCGAGGATAGCTTAGAGAACTATATGCCAGCTTGCCGTGCTTGTAACTTCCGTAAGAGGGATATGACCTTAGAACAGTTCAGAGCAGAAATAAAGAGGCAGGCGGTTGGCTTGCTAAGTGGCGCTGCCAAGTTTCAAGTGAAGATGAGTATTGCCTATGGTCTTATTATTCCTCAGTTCGACAAGAAGGTAGTGTTTTATTTTGAGAAAGTTAAACGTAAAGATTAAGAGATATGAATGAGTTTACAAAGATTTTCGCAAAGACAATAGAAGATGAAGCTATCAAACAGATAGAAACCCTATCTAATAGCGAGGCTTACAATAGTTGTAAAATAAGAATAATGCCAGATTGCCATGCAGGTAAAGGATGCACTATTGGCACGGTAATAGAGCTTGACAACAGAGTAGTTCCTAACACTGTTGGAGTAGATATAGGCTGCGGCATGAAAGTCGTAAGACTTGGTAAAGTTGATATTGACTTGCAGAAATTTGATGAAGCAGTCAATAAGTTGATTCCGTCTGGTTTTAATGTCAACGAGGGAGAAGTATCAGCCTACATAAACGGATTGGTTGATGGTTGTATGTTTGGCAAATTCCGTGCTTGGGATTGTCTTGACAGCATGGAAATAGTATATCGTTCTGTTGGAAGTCTTGGCGGTGGCAATCACTTTATTGAGTTAGATGCAAATGAAGAAGGAGAGAAGTTTCTTGTGATACATACAGGAAGTAGAAACCTTGGTGTTAGGGTATGCAACTATTACCAAAAACTTGCCTACGAGTATTGTCGTAAGAAAATAGCTGATAAGTCTGAGGTTATTGCCAAGTTGAAAAGCGAAGGAAGAGAAAAGGAAATACAGAGTGCTATCAAGTTGTTAGGTACTAGAAATATTAGCAAGGAACTTTCTTACTTGGAGGGCGATTTGCTTAATGATTACTTAAATGATATGCGTATAGTTCAGAAGTATGCCGAGCATAATAGAAGAATTATAGCTAACAGACTCGTCAATGCTCTAGGTGTGGATATTGACCCAAATTCAGACAAGCATTCTTTTACAACCATTCACAACTATATAGATACAGACAAGGGCATATTGCGAAAAGGAGCTATCAGTGCAAAGAAAGACGAGATTGTCATTATTCCTATGAATATGCGTGACGGTTCTCTTATCTGTAAAGGTAAAGGAAACAAGGGATGGTTATGCTCAGCCCCACATGGAGCAGGTAGATTGATGTCTCGTACGCAAGCGAAGAAAGAGTTATCTATGGATTCTTACAAGAATGAAATGAATGGCATTTATTCTAGTTCTGTATGCGAAGAGACGATTGACGAAGCACCTATGGCATATAAATCAACAGAAGAGATTGTTGAGTTAATAAAACCTACGGTTAATGTGATAGATGTTATTAAACCAATTTACAACTTTAAAGCAAAATTATAATGAGCAAGGAAACATTTGACTTCTCGGAGGCTCTGAGAAGAATGAATGAGGGGAAGAAAGTGAGAAGGGTAATTTGGGAAGAATGTGGAGCTTATATCCATATTGTCTCTGAGACTATTGTGGCTGTATGCGATGGCAAATTCTTTCCTTGTGTTTTCAAAGATTCTGAGGATATTCTCGCAACAGACTGGGAGGAGGTGTTAAGGATGAAGAAGAATGAAAAATGTTGCGGTAACTGTCATTGGTTTGATAACGAAGACGTTTACGGCGTAGGATGGTGCAGCAATAACGAGCACGAATCATCTTGCGACCAAGTATGTGATGAATATGAATTTTAAACTTTAAATATTAAAATGGAAAAGATTTACAGACATTTCAAAGGAGGTTATTACAGATTTATTACTGAGGTCACTAATAGTGAAACTCAGGAGAAAGAAGTTGTTTATCAGGCTCTCTATGGAGAGTGCAAGGTTTGGACTCGCCCTGCTGATATGTTCTACGGACAGGTAAATGTTGACGGCGTGGAGATTGATAGATTCACCGAGGTTTTTGGTGTGCCTGTTTTATTCAAAAAGACCAACGAGAACGCTATTATGCCAACCAAGGCGCATGACGATGATTTCTGCTATGACTGCTATGCGACTTCAGAAGAAGAGATTGCGCCTAATGTATGGAAGTACGGCCTCGGATTTGCATTGCAGATTGAAAACCGCAACAAACCTGCCGACATTTCTAGGTGCTTCACGCTCCGCCCTCGCTCTTCTGTATGGAAGACTGGCATGGTTCTCAGTAACTCAGAAGCAACCATTGATGATGGTTTTGTTGGCGAGATTTCTGCTGTCTTCTATCACGTATTTCCAAAAATGCCGCGATATAAGGTTGGCGACAAAGTGGTACAATTTCATCTTGAAACAAGTGACAACATCATGCTTATCGAGACGGACAAATTAAACAAAACAGAACGTGGCGATAACGGCTACGGCTCTTCTGATAAAAAGTAATACATGAATATCACAGATGAACAGAAAACGTATATAAAGGAACACCCTTACGAATCTCCTTACGCAATGGCCAAGAGCTTCGGTTGCGCAGTACAGACTGTTTACTGGTGGCTACATAGGCTGCATGGGGATTCGTTCAAGGACGCAAGAAAAGAGCAAAGAGAGAAGATCAGGGAATCTGTCCGTAAGCTGTATCCGGATTACTCTTCTTCCGAAATTTCCAAAGAGCTTGGAATAACAAAGTCATGTGTAACAAGCATAGCAAAGGCACTTGGCGTTACTCATACCCAGGAAACGGAAGAAAGACTTCGGTTGAAATGTGCACAGGCAATAATAAGACCGGAGATAATAGCTAAACGTTCTGAATCTCTAAAAAAGACGCTGAGGCTTGACAGGTACAGAGCAACGAATGGAATAAAACAGAAGACACGACGCAAGTTCAAGACCATTCCGAGCAGATGTCTCTGTGCAAGGAACTATCTCTGCAATAAATACAACTACTTCTACGACAAAGATTACGGAGAGCTGCTTACCGTGTTCTACGACAGCGAAACCAAAATGTTGACAGAAGAGCAGCAGAAACACTACGAGACGAAGTATGGTATCAAGTTCCTCCAGGGAGCTGAAGAATAATTTCTGTGCATTATCTATATTGTTTAGGGGTGGCTACACATCGCGTGCGGTCACCCCTTTTTGTTTGTATCAACTAATAACCAAATAAAAACATTAGAAAAAACTAAGAACGTTTGTGTAACTTTAATTTCCAGTATATCCAACCTAAAAATGCGAGAATGCCTATGAAAAGGCAAACTGAAGTTATCTTACCTATATTTAAAAATGCCATGTCAGTCCTTGATAGCTGTTTCTCGACATATACTTTATCTTTCGATATTTTACTTATCACTGAGATTAAGGAGTCACACTTGCTATGATATATCGCAGCACTATCCTTGTATTCCTTAAGGCTAGAAATACTATCTCTCAGTATCTGTACATCTTCCTGTGATATCTCGTGATATTCGTAGTGGAATCTGTCTTCGCCGACTTTGTTTCCGTTCACATCGTACTTCGAAGCTGTACTATCCTTGATATGTGTCTTCTCTTTCGTAGTTGACTTCATAGACTCTTTATGCGATGCTCTGTATGATTCCAGCTCCTTGACAAGCCTTGCATTAAAGAGTGAATCCCACTTAGCCTCGTTACGTTTATCTGTGATGTATGTTTTCTTCTCTATCACACGTTCTTTCGCCTTACATCTACAGAACATTGATAGAATCAGCATTGCTACTGCAATGGCAATTACAACCCTTGTTATTTTATCAATCAGTTTCATAAGCAAGTGAATTAATTCTGTTCAGCCAACCATTCTTGAACTTTTTGTTCTGTGGTCTTGTCTGACAGATACGGTCAATGAAATCTTTTCTTTCCTGCTTGATGTTATCAAACAGTTCCCGGCCATCTCTTGCGTTGACAGCTGCGATAGTCTTCGGCCCGACAATACCATCCACATCAACGCCAAGAACTCTCTGAGGAATCTTGATACCGTAGGCTCCGCTAGCCCATACCCAGTCGACGAGGATATTGGCTACGTTCTGGTCTTTAATATCATCAGCATTCCACTTATCCCAGTAGTACTTCTTGAAGATTACACCCCATTGCACACTGGTCATACGCTTTAAATCGTTAACCGTCTTCTTGCTGCCGAATACTGAGCGGTACGTAGCAAGAGTCACGCCCATATTAGTAGCTCCTCCCAAATCATCTTTGTCGTTAACGAAGCCACCTTCCCACTTTAGGATAAACGGCTCTAAAATCTTACTGTTTGCCATTTTTGTTTTCCTCCTCTTTTTTATCAAACTCATTGTTGAGTCTGTCAATAATCGGTTTCCAGTAACTAGGCAGTGCCTTTGCAAACTCGAATCTCAAAATGTAGTAAATAACTCTGAATGCTACATTCTTAGGGTATGCCTTGATGAGATTTTTGAACGCGTTGCATAGATACACATAGCAGAAAATGTATGTAAGCATCTTTATTACAAACAAAGCCTCATTTCCGTCATTACAGCCTATCATGATACCATATATCACATAGTCAATGGTAAGATAGAGCAACATTTCAAGAATGGCGTTTACAAACTTTGATGCCGAAAAGTTTTTGCATCGTACAACACTAACGCCATCAGCTCGCATACCACAAAAGATATTGAAGCCGAAAGCAATTACTAGCGCCAGCACGAAACCTTCAGTTGGCGTTGCAAAGGCAAGTATAGCAGAGGAAATTGTAACCACTATCTGCCTAATCTGTGAAGAATCTAATAAATTTGTCATAATCTGTTATCCTGAATAATTAATAAAAATAAAGTTTCGGTCTCTTTCTGCAAAGATAGCAAAAAAAACCGAAACTTCATTCAGAATAACGAAAAACTTTAGACATTCAAGTCGTAATATGGAAGTCTGCCACTTTCCAGGAAGGAAATACATTCATCGAAAATCTTTTGCTCGTAGTTGTACGTGTTGATCTTCGGGAACCATTTCTTTATCTTTGCGTCGTTACGCTTTACCATTTCGCCCCAAAGAACGCACCAGTCTTCGAGATCGATGTTGTCGTTCTTGACCTCATGCCAATAGTCCTTGGCTACATCTTTAGTGTGAAGCTGGCCTATGAGACAAAGATGCATATCTGCCATCTCTTCGTTATAATGACACGCGCCAATCTCTCCCTGGACCTGCTTCATCATATCAAGCATTACGCTGTCATTCATTCCGACTTCACAACAATCTGCCATGATCGTAACACAGTTCTTGATAACCTGCATATCATTGCTAGCTATAATGTCTTCGAATACCTTTTTCATAACCGTATATTTTTGATGTTACTTCAGAAAATACTCTCTGATGTTGTATACACCATCCTTGTCTTTCAACAAATCGAGTGCAAGGCTGTGGGCATACTTAACCAGATGTTCTGTATCAATGTCCTTAACATCTTCCTTGCCGAGTATCTTAGCAATTGTGCATCCGTGGTCGCTTACAACCTGATTCATCGCAACGTACAAAGCGTAATCGTTGTAATAAGGTTTCTCCTCTGTTGCAAGTCCGAGACCGGTCATTGCATTGATCCATGTCTGCATATCCCAGGTTACTGGTGGATTCATACCGTTTACAATCTCAGAAGCTTCCTTCTTCGTAAGATAGTTCTTCCACTTGATAGCGCAAAGCTTATCAAGATACTCTTGTGCCAACTCTGGGTGCTTGGATGCCATATCCTTCATCATGCAACGCATCGTATTACCGAATACGTGCATATACTTTACGTTGGTTGACGAAGCCATAATCCCATAAAGCTCATCAAACTTACTCATAATGTCTTTTGTTTCCATATCTTGTATATTTTTTAACCTATTATCAAATCTTTCAACTCTACAAAGTCCTCCTCTGTGAAGTTGATACTTCGCTTGCTACCAAAGAGAATAGCAGTAGCAATTCCATCTGGCAGGTCAATAGACACAACTCCTTTGTCGATATGTCCGTGTATAAAACCTACATCGAATTTGTAATCTTCCACGGATTTTAGCATCTGCATCATATCTTCAAATATCGTGTTGGCATCTATGTTGCCGTCTTCATCGGCGATGAATAGGGTAGCGTTGTCAATGCTCTTGCCCCAACTATCTTTGTGCTTGGCGATGATGTTGTGCGCCGCACGTTTCATGTACACTGATGGTATGGCGAGCATCTGGTTAGCCTTAACCATATCGTCTATTCTAGCATCTGCCCACAAATCAAGCGATGTAAGCAGTTTCTCTTTCAATTCTGTTACGTTCATTTCTTAGTTCCTCCCTTCTTTGTCCCTTGAACCATAGCGAGATACTCTTGCCACGTTTTATCACTATGATTTGTCATATAGTCGTTAAGCATAGCGGTTTTCTGCTCTTCCGCCTGTGCTACTTCTTTTCTCAGTCGTTGCATCAAAGACAAATGTTTCTTTAATGCCTCCTGTCCTTGCTGAGTGCTTTCGATACGAGGGCGTATAATGCGCAATTCCTCGTCTTGCACTAGCTTAGACACATATTGCAAGCTATTGACGTATTCCTGATTCTGCATCAAGTACTGACGTTGTGCGCCTGTAAGATTGTCTTCAATCTTATCAATCTCATCCCATAAAGGGGTGGAAGACTGCTGCGCTTGCATGTTGATAGATGCTCGTTTCTGCTGTATTGCTTCGTACATCTTCTGTAGCTCGGCATCCATCATCTGTGGTTGCTGCTGATTTGTGCCCATATCCAATAATGGGCTGTTACCAAAATTCATCATAACAATCAAATATCTTTAAAGTTGGTGATATATTATAGAGAGGTGAGAGGGCATCCACCAACGAGGGCAAACACCCCTCACCAACTCATTTCTTTTTAGTCCGTCTAACCGGCTTCCTTACTGCTCTGTTACGCTCCTGTAGTGGGAGTAGAAGGAGCAGTGCAGTTACAGCCATAGCTGCCGTAGCCCGAAATTACTGGCGTAGATGGGAGTACCAACTGACCACGCAAGCAATTGCAGGTCTTCTCGTTAACGTAAGCCATCATAAGCTTCTCCTTGTAAGGAGTGAGGGCTTCCATCACGGCTACCTTCTTGTCGAGGTCGCTATACTTTGCTTGCAACGCATCATACTGGTCTCTCTGATTCTTGTACAAGCCAAAATCTGCATCAATCTGAGACTTGTAAAGACCGAACTCAGCCTGCATTGCACGGCGGTTCTCGGCGTTGATAGCATCGTTAGCACCCTTATACATAGAGAACTTCTCAGCGATGTCTGTCTCTCGCATAGCGTAGAACTTGTTAGCGGTGTCGAGCTTCATACCGAACATGTAGGTAAGCAACTTCACCTCATCATCGCATTCCTTCTCCATCACCTGTAAGGCGGTTGGCTGATTTGAACTTGCGTTAGCCCCATAGGCGTTGATGTTCACGTTCTCAGGCATATTGCTGCCACCGAGTGAACCAAACACACTGCGGTTGTTACCGCCAAGCAACCAAGCGCCAGCACCGAGTGCTGTGCCGATGATACCAAGGGTAAGACCAGCATTACCTGTAGCCTTAGAAGCATAATCGTCATGCTTTTTCCCCTCTTCGTAGATTTTCTTTTCTACGACCTTTGCATCTGTCATCTCCATTTTTACAATCTTTTTAAGTTATCCTTAATATTAACTAACACTATTGTAACGTTACGGATGCAAAGGTACGAAGAATAGGGGAGAGCAAATATAACTCTATCACACTTTCTTTTAGTGGTTGATTATCAGAGATTTAAGGTGATAGTAGGTAGTATCATAAATAACAAAAAAGAGAGGCAATCACTTACCTCTCTTGCTCTTTATGTAGTGTAGTATATCCCACTTCTTAAAATATCGGGTATGCCCACGCTTTTTGCACTCACCATTAGGAATGTCACCCCTTGCAACCATTCTATTCAATGTTGCATCAGAAACATGCAGTTTCTCCTTGACTTCCTCGGTAGATAGCATCGGGTTAAGCATATCGGGGATGATGTCGCACAATCTATCTAGGTCATCATCGCTCATTCCGCAAGCGGTGATGACCTCACCATTTCGCTGTTGCTCTTCAGCTTTAAAGCAAGCGTCACTTAGCAACTTAAAAGCCGTTCCGAGCATCTTATAATTCAATATCTTTCCCATTATGCACAGATTTTACGTCCTAACTTTGACCTGCTGATAAACAAATCAGTAAAAGAGTACAGATAGAATATTGCCGTTACTACCATGACTGTAAAACAAGAATCTACCATATCTTTGGTGGTATACCAGCTCCATTCCACAATGTGAGCCGCATTGATGCTTGCAAAGTAGAAGAAGGGAATGCGGTATCTCCAACACAAGAAGAAAAATCGGCTTGCTAATATCAAAACCATTGGCAGGACGTACACCATAAAATATATGTAGAGATAGCAAGTTGCATTCTACGCATAAGGGATGAACATTTCACGAGGATGCTGAGAGAATTCATAAATGCCGTATGCGTGAAAGCACATAAGTGTAATAGGAACGTACTTACAAAACCATCTGAAAAATTTCAGAATCCTTCTGCTATACCGATTACCGTGTCGCATCAGTAAGTCCATAACCTCACTGACATCTTTGTCTTTCAACCACTTTAACAGGTTGTCTTCGTCTTCTTTATTCATAAGCGTTGATTTTAATTAAATGATGGTGCAAAGATACACTCTTTTGCACAAAACCAGCGAAAATGAGAATATTTTTGTGTTAAACTTTATAAAAAGTAACAATCTGAAAGTAGATGGCTGCAAAAATAGCGTTAGAACGGCTTCCTTACCAAATTCTAACGCTATTAGTGTTTATCCTATCACAACCTCAAGGCTCTCCATATCAGCGAACTTCAAGCCGCAATCTTTCGCTGCCTTGAACAGCTCCTTCTCGTCAACGTCCTCGATGGCTACCTCTACCTCGGCATTGGCAAGGTCTGAGAAGTACTTCTCTGTCTTCTGCTTCTGATTGAAGAAGTACTCATTGACCTCAGCGAACTTGGCTGAATCGTCCTTGGTGTATTCGTAGCCCTCATTGGCGTGCTTCTGCTCCAACTGCTGGCACTCCTGAAGCTTGCGCTGCATCTCCTCGAACTTATCGTCCTTCATGCTATCCTGTGCTTCCTCCACATCCTTGTCGTTGGTATCGGCTACGTGGCGCAGAGCCTTCATATTCTTCCAAACTCGCATAGCGGCATCATCACTCATTGATGATGTCTTCAATGCCTTCAATGTTCTGTAGGCTGCAACAGCCTCGATTGTCTTAATCTTTTTCAT